TATCTGGCAGCACCTTGGGCCGCGCCTCTCCGATCGCCACCTTTACGATGCCGTCAAGGAATACGGCGCCGCCGCCAAGCTCGACGTCTCGCGGCTCGGCGGTCACAGCTTCCGCGCCGGGCATATCACGGAAGCCTTCGAACGGGAGGCGTCGATTGCCGACGTGCAGAAACAGGCGCGGCACGCCGACGTGCGCAACACGATGCGCTACAACAGGGGCAGCGATCTTCTCCGCCATAGCTCGAGCGCCAAGCTCGGGTTATAAATCCGGTTATATTTTTCCGCCGGATTCTCCCCGGGCGCACCAGAAACGCCGTCTCACCTGCGCCGCTCATCCGGAGCGGCGCTTTCTTTTCCCGGCGCCGTCGGCTAGGATGCGCGCGCAACTGCAGCCTGTTCGACTTGCGCGCCGCCGCGCCCATCGGCGGCGCTTCTTTTTGCCGGCGATCGCGGCTAGGATGGCGGCGCCAAGAGGAAACACCAACTTCGCGCCGCGGCGGCCAGTCTGCGGCGCTTCCTTTTGGTGGCGCGTAGTTCAGCCGGTAGAACAGCGGACTGTTAATCCGCATGTCGCAGCTTAGAGCCCTGCCGCGCCAGCCATATCACCATGATACATTCCGCCGCCTGATCTCAGGTCGCAAAACGTATCATCGCCAAGCATTCCGGTCAGTTTAACGAGGTTGTTAACGCGGTACGCCGCTCGCGCACCTTGACGACGCGCGGCCGCAGCTGGCGCCACTCCTCCGCCAGCTGGTAGTACGCCAGCATATCGCCCAGCGTGCGCGTCTTGCCGTCGCGGCAGGCTTCGCCGGCTTGAGCAAAGAGCGTGCCAACGACCAACAAGGCGGTTTCGAGGTTGGGGCGGTAGCGCAGGTTCGGCATGGTTTCGGAATAATTTACCCCTCTTTGGACAGGCTGCGATCGCGCCGCGCCGGCGGTGCACCCGAAACCGCCGGCTTGGTGCGCTGATTTTCCCCTCTAAAAAAAGGAAACGGATTAAATGCGAACTTTTGCGATTGTGGCGGCTGCCTTCCTGGCGGCGGCTGCAGCGACGTCGGCGCGCGCATCGAGCCTGCCGACGGTGCCGGATGACAGGCTAACCCCTGGCGTGGTTACCGGCATGTCTCAGGCGCAGATCTGCGCGGTGACATGGGGGCACGACCGCCGGCATGTCACGCACGCGATGAAGGCGCTGGTAGCCGGCTGGTACCACGTCGCGGATGCCGACTGGCCCAAGGTGGAGTTCGATCACCGGATACCGCGCAGCGTCGGCGGTGCCGATGCCGTCGGCAACCTGTGGCCGGAGCGGCGCGGCGGTGCGGAAGGCGCCGGCGACAAGGACAGGCTAGAGGCGGAGATCCACCGCCGTCTGTGCGTCGCTAAGACGATGGATCTCGCCGAAGCGCAGGCGGCGTTCCGCGGCGACTGGCGGCGCGCGCTGGCGAAGTATGCGCCGGCGCCCGCGGCCAAAAGCCGTCCTCGCAGCGCGCGGCGCCCGGGGATCGCGGGAAGCTCCCCCACGACTGCCAATCGCTCGCCGGCGCGGTGAAGCGGTAGCAGTCGAACCGGCTCGGGCAGGCGGCGTCTTGGCACTTCGCAATGTCAGCCATGGCGCCGCCTCACAGCCAAATGACGTCGCGATCGATCCGGCGCGTCGACCATCGCACCTTCCTGACGCGCCGATGCCTGCCGCAGCAGCTGTAGCCGTCGCGCCGGAAGCGGCCGGCCCACGGACAGCGCCGCCACTGGCGATCGGCTTCCTCCGCCCATTTCGACAGGTTGGGCGGGCAAAGCGCCTCGCACTTCGGCACGTCAGACGCGCACGATCTCGACTTCTCAGTCATGGCTGCGCCAGCGCGTCGAGATAGCCGCCGGCGAGCAACAGCAAGATCCCGGCTTCCGTGACGGCGATGAAGGCGAGGAAGACGGCGTCACCCCACAGACTGCGCAGGAACGTCATCGGCTGACACCGGACAGGATGACGGCGCCGGCAGCCACCAAGCCGACGCCGAGACAGACGAGCGCGGCAACCGCCAGCCATGAGCCGCTGCGGACGGTGCGCAGCGGCGGCGGCTCGCGCTTCCATGCGACGGTCGCGCCGCTCGCCGGCGGCGGCTTCGCCATCATGCGCGACTGCCGCGCCTCTTGCTGAAACCGCGCGCCCAGCACGGCGCCATAGACGAAGCACGTAAGGCCTCCGGCGACGTAGCCGATGGTAAAGATCGCTGTCGCGGTATCCGGCGAGACGCCGCGCACCGTCTTCGCGCCCACAGCCCATATCGCGAGCCACCAGAAGCCCCAAACGAGATCCGCCAGCTTCATCGCTCCACCCCTTCGGCGCCAACATGGTGCGCCTTCACCATGCGTCCGCACGGCTTCCGCTGCCAGCCGTCGCCGTCGGCAAAAACCACCGCCATCGGCCGCACCTTCCCCCTGCCGACGTCGACGACAACGACGTATTGCCAGCGCGTTTCGCAGCCGTCATCGAAAGGGCAGGTGGCGCACTTCATCGCGATCGCTTCCATCATCGATACACCTTCACCAGCCGGCCGCACGGCTTCGGCTGATAGTCTTCGCTGTCAAGCGGCACATGCGCGAGAGGAACGGCGAGCGGGCTGCCGTGCGCTTCCGGCATCGCCATAACGTACCGCCAATGACAGTTGCAGCCATCGTCAAAGGGGCAGGCCTCGCACTTCACAGATATGGTGACGCGCGCGCCGATCATCCGCGCTCCTGGTGCGCGCGCAACTCCGCCAGCGCCAGCCGCGCCGCCATTTCCCGTTCGTGCCGCATCATGCCGTCATAGGCGGCGGTGCCTTTGGCGGTGCGCCAGCGCCAGCTGTCCATCGGATGCGCGACATACAGCTGTTCCCTGGCGTTGCACGGACAGGTGACGCCAGCCACCAGCGTCTGATAGTAGCCAAGCTCGTCGGTCAGCAGGAAGATGCGCACGCCTTCCGGCGTCGTCTCCACCAGCTGCGCCGATGCCAGTTCCCGCGGCACGCGCCCGGCGCCGTCGCAGAAGCCGCAGCGCTTCTCCACCATGTTCAGCGGGTATTCCCGCGGCAGGTACCCCAGATCGCGCTGGTAAAGCTCGACGAGCGCGCGCGCGTCGGCAAGCGGCAGCGTCACCATGCCGTTGCGGCAGCCGGCCGGGCAGAGCACGTAAGGCGGATCCTGCCGGAAGATCGGCACCGCGCTGAAGCCATAAGTCGTCATGTGAACAACCTCCGCCGTTTCGTCTGCCCCGGCGCATCCTCCCACCGCCAGCCGGCGCGCCAGCCGGCATCCGTGATCGTGGCGGTGATCACCAAGCCGTCGTCGGACAGGCGCGATTCCGCGATCATGCCGACAGGATGCGCGCGATACTGCTGATAGATGCGAAGCGCCCAATCCTGCAGCGTCGTGTTGAGCTCGTCGATAGGAACGTCTTCCCCCACCAGCGACGGCGGCTCGCCGAAGAGGAAGCCGCCGTCATGCCAGCGCGGCCGCGGCGCCGGCAGCGCCATAAGCGACGACGCGCGCACGATGGCAGGCGCGGCGAGGAGCGCGCCAGCGCCGGCGAGAAACAGGCGGCGGTTCATCGCTTCGCTCCGAAGTAGGCATAGTGCACGGCGACCACGGATCCCTTCTCCGGCGCCTGCGCAAACGTCAAGACGTGATCGCGTATCGTCGCATAGGTGCCGGATGGCGGGCCCACCAGCCTGGGCGGTCCCGATAGCTCGACGTCGGCGATGTAGAGTGTTCTGCCGTCGGCAAGCGGCTGGTGCTCGACGCGCAGCAGCCGGCGCACGCCGCCGACGTGCGGCACGTCGTTTGCGAGCGGTGTGACGATCGGCACCAGCATCGAGCGCACCGGCATAAGCGAGGATGCGCGCACGATTGCCGGCGCCAGTAGCAGCGCGCCGGCGCCTGTCAGGAAGCCGCGGCGGTTCATGCCTCTTCTCCATTATCCAGCCGGCAGCCTTTGTCATAGGCGGCGCCGTCGCCGATCACGCGATGCTCGAAAACGTTGTCGCCGACCGGCTTTCCCTCGCCGAGATAGCCGGCTTGCAACATGCAGGCGACGCGCCGGCGGATGGTGCCTGTCGCCTTGTTCATGTTCACCGTCCATGTGCCGTCGCGGATGGTTAACGCGCTCACAGGTACCCCCTTTCTCTCAGGATGGCGGCGACGTGGCGCGCCGCTTCGCGCTCGTCGAACGGTGAATATTGCCTGTCGTGCAGCACGGCGCAAAGCTCGCTCCATGTCAGCCCGCCGCGGCGCGCCAGCTGCTCGAGCGTCTGGTGATGGTTGATGCGCGCTTGGTTCTCGTGCGGCGCCAGCGCCTCCCATGGGATCGCCCGCGGCACGCCGTCGACGTCGGGCGCCTCCCGGTGCACCGGGAAGGCGCGCACGGCAGCCGTCGTCATGGCTGCACCGGCGGCACCGCGGCCGCCGGCGCCGGCTCGGCGACGTCGCAGCCGAGAAGCGCCGCATACACCGTCTCGCGAACCATCTGCGGCAGTTCTTCATAAGAAGGTAACGACTTCAGGCTATACGGTGCCAACTGGCGGTTGACGACGTCGAGTGCAGCCGGATCGCTTCCGAACAGCTGCCGGCAGGCTTGGCGCACGTCGTCGCCTTTGACTGATCCGTTCGCCACCAACTCCCCTAGCTTCATCGGTTTTCCTCCTATGTCGCGACCCGAATTCGCGCCGACGCCTGAACAGCGCAAGTTTGTCGAGACGATGGCGACTTGGGGCGTGCCTCAAATCGCCATCGCCAGATCTATAGGTATCGACGCCAAGACCTTACGCAAGCACTTCCCGATCGAATTGAACAAAGGCGGCATGGAAGCGACCGCCATGGTTGCTCAGTCGCTCTATCAAAACGCCGTGTCGAAGAACAATGTCGCCGCGCAGATCTTCTGGCTGAAGACGCGCGGCGGCTGGCGTGAGAACCCGAAGGATCAGGATCCGGCCAAAGAAGAAGCTGCCGAAAATGTCGAACTTTCCGCTACCGAGCGAGCTCGTAGACTTGCTGCCCTCTTTGACGCCGCAAGAACTCGCGGAGCTGGACCTTCTTCTGGCGACGATGCCGCAGCTGTGGTTCCCGAATCAGGGGCCGCAGACGGCGGCGCTGAACAGCCCGGCTGATATCCTCTTCTATGGCGGCGCCGCCGGCGGCGGCAAATCGGATCTGCTGATTGGCGCCGCCGTGACGCAGCACCGGCGCAGCGTGCTGTTCCGGCGCGAAGGCACGCAGCTGCGCGCGCTCGAGGATCGCGCCTTGCAAATCATCGGCGACGCCGGGCGCTACAACAGCACGTCGAAAGTCTATCGCCTCTATGACGGGCGCCTGTTGGAATTTGGCGCGGTAAAGGACGCCGGCGACGAAGAGAAGCACCAAGGGCGCCCGCACGACTTGATTGGCTATGACGAAATCACGCATTTTACGGAACTGCAATTCCGCTTCCTGATGGGCTGGAATCGCACCACCATTCAAGGTCAGCGCTGCCGCGTGCTCGCCGCCGGCAATCCGCCTTTCACGGCAGAAGGCGATTGGGTTATCAGCTATTGGGGGCCGTGGCTCGACAAGAAGCACCCCAACCCGGCGCAGCCTGGGGAACTGCGCTGGTTTGCCAGCATCAAGGGAAAAGACGTCGAGCGCCCGAACGGGCTGCCATTCGAGAACGATGACGGCAAGATCATCAAGCCGAAGTCGCGCAGCTTCATCCCGTCAAAGGTCGAAGACAACCCCGATTTGATGGCGACAGACTACGCCTCGACTCTCGACGCGCTGCCGGAACCGCTGCGCACGATGATGAGAGAGGGTAATTTCGGCGCGGCGCAGGAAGATCACCCCTTCCAAGTCATCCCGACGGCTTGGGTATTGCAGGCGCAGGCGCGCTGGCGCGAGCGCACCAAGCCGGAAATCCCGATGACGGCGATCGGCGTCGACGTCGCGCGCGGCGGTAAGGATAAGTCTGTGTTCTCGCCGCGCTACGGCAACTGGTTTGCGCCGCAGATCGTCTATCCCGGCTCGTCGACGCCGAACGGCCCGGTGCTGGTGCAGCAGCTGCTGACGCATATCGACGGGCGCCCGCGCATCAATATCGACTGCATCGGCGTCGGCTCGTCGCCGCTCGACAAGCTGCAAGAACTCGATTTCGACGTCGTGCCGATGAACGGCGCCGAGTCGACGGATGCGATGGACAAGTCGGGGCAGCTGGGTTTCTTCAACTGCCGCGCCGAATGGTATTGGAAGCTGCGCGAGGCGCTGGATCCGACGAGCGGCGAAGAACTCGCGCTGCCTGACGATCGCGAACTACTCGCCGACTTGACGGCGGCGCGCTGGGAACTGAAGGCGCGCGGCATCCTCGTCGAAGAGAAAAAGAAGATCATCGAACGCATCGGCCGATCGCCCGACAAAGGCGATTCCTTGGTCTATGCGCACGCCGTCAAATACATGCCGGGCGGCGGCATTTTCGAGTTCTACCGGCAACAGGCACAGGCGCTGCAGCAGCAGCGTCCCTAACAGCACTTTGGAAAGGAAATAGGTTATGGCTTCCTCACAGGCCGGACTCGTCCGCATGGCAGACGGCAAAGGCAACGTGCGCGACGTCGCGCCGACGGCAGCGCACGCGCTCGCGTCGACAGGCTGGCACCAGATTGCCGACGGCGTCGGCACGACGGCGCAGCGCCCGACCACCGGGCTGAAGCGCGGTTTCCGCTATCTCGACACGACGCTGAACAAGCTGGTGGTGTGGTACGGCGCCGGCGGCGGCATCAGCCATCCGACGGCGCAGGAGCCGGGCTTTTGGCTCGACGCCACCAGCGGCGCCAGCGTCTGACGCCGCACGCACCTTCAGGAGAAGACACCGTGAAGAACCTTCGCACCATGCTCGGCGGCTTCATCGTCGCCGCGCTCGTCTCCGCCGGCGCGCTCGCCGGCACCTACGTCAACGGCGGCGTGCGCTCGGAAGGCGTCGTCATCGAAGACAACCTTGGCAACCCGGTCACCAGCGCCGGCAGCGCGCTGCGCACCTACCTGACGCGCAGCGATGGCACGGCGATCAGCGCCGGGCAGAGCACCGGCGACGGGCAGCCGACAACCAACTTCGGCCTCTTCGTCAACGCCGAGAATTGGCTGTTCACCGGGATCACCTGGGAGCGCCAGCGCAACCCGGTTGTCTTCAAGCCGCTCAATGCCGTTGCCGTCGGCACGGAAACGGCGATTTGGACGCCGACGGCAGGCAAGAAGTTCCGGCTGATGGGCGCCGTCGTCTCGGTCGGCACCGCTGCCGGCAACGTCGTGCTCAAAGACGGCACCGCCGGCACGACGATTCTTGTCATCCCCAAGGGGCCGCTCGATACGCCGATCGTGCTGCCGGCGATGGGGAACGGCATCCTCTCCGCCGCGGCGAACAACCTCCTGACCGCCACCGGCGCCGCCAGCGCGACGCTGTCCGGCTACGTCTTCGGCACGGAGGAGTGACGGCGACGCCTCAACCCGTCGGTTAACCCCCGGTAAACCGCCGCGCCCCTATGGTGCGGCGGTTCATCCCCCCTTGGCATCGAAGGCACCTTCCCCATGGCGCAGATCGCAGGGCGCATTTCCTCGCTGGCACAACAGGCGCAGCTGCTGACGCAGCGCGCGACGGCTGCCGCCTCCGCCGCGGCCGCGGCATGGTTCGGCGCCGGCAACCCCTTGCCGCCGCAGGCGCCGGAAGGCGTCGCCGGGCGGCAGACGGATTTCCCTTTCGCCGCGAACACCTTCTATGCGCCGCGCGGCGGCGAGGCTGTCAGCTTCGATCAGCTGCGCGCGCTCGCCGACAACTGCGATATCGTGCGGCTGCTGATCGAGACGCGCAAAGATCAGATGGAGCGGCTGGCGTGGAACATCCGCAAGAAACCGGGGCCTGACGGCAAGATTGCCGCCGGCGCCGAAGCCGATCCCGCCATCGTCGCCATCGAAACCTTCCTCGCCAAGCCGGATCGCGTGCACCCCTGGAATACATGGCTGCGCCAGCTGATCGAGGAGTTGCTTGTAACCGATGCGCCGACGATCTACCGGCATCCCACCGTCGGCGGCGGCTTGTACGGGCTGCAGCTGATCGACGGCGCCACCATCTTCCGCGTCATCGATGACTACGGGCGCACGCCGGCGCCGCCGCTGCCGGCATATCAGCAGATCCTGAAGGGGATCCCGGCGGTGGACTACACCGCCGACGAACTGCTCTACCGCCCGCGGAATGTGCGCGTGCACAAGCTTTATGGCTTCTCGCCGGTCGAGCAAATCGTGATGACCATCAACATCGCGATCCGCCGCGCCGTCTTCCAAATGAACTACTTCACGGAAGGCAATATCCCCGAGGCGCTGATCGGCACGCCGGAGAACTGGACGCCGAAACAGATCGCCGAGTTTCAGTCGTGGTTCGACAGTGTTCTTGCCGGCAACCTCGCCGCGCGCCGCAAAGGCATCTTCGTTCCCGGCGCCATCGCCAAAGGCATGGTCTTTACCAAGGATCCGGAGCTTAAAGGCGTCGTCGACGAATGGCTTGCCCGGATCGCGTGCTTTTGCTTCTCGATGCCGGCGACGCCGTTCATTACCCAAGTCAACCGCGCGACGTCGGAAAACGCGCACGACGCCGCGTTAGAGGAAGGCTTGTGGCCGCTGCAGCTGTGGGTAAAGCAGCTGATCGACGAGATACTTGCCGTCGACTTCAAGCGCTCTGATCTCGAATTCGTCTGGAAAGACGACAGGGAAGCCGATCCTCAGGTTGTTGCCGAGATTGCCGAGAAGTACGTTCGCAACGCGATTAAAACCATCAACGAACAGCGCGGCGAACTCGGCTTGGATCCGGTACCGGGCGGCGACAAGCCGCTGCTGCTGACGGCAACCGGCTTCGTCGCGCTGGATCCGGCCGATCGGCAGAAGGAAGCCGACGACGCCGCGGCTCGAGCCGCCGCCGTCGCGCAGCCGCAGCAGGATGACGGCGACGGCACGCCGCCCGGGAAAGGCGGAAAACCGCCGAAAGACGGGCAGGATGGGGAGGTAGGCAAATCTGCCGGCGCCCCTTTCGCCAAGGCCTCGCCGCGGCGCTTGGCAACGCCGCAGCGCCGAGACGAGGCGATAGCATCCGCCACCGCACGGCTTGAGAAGTGGTTTGCCCGCTTCCTGAAGGCGCAGGCGGGCGAGCTCTCATTCCAGCTGGCGTCGCTGCTGACGGCGAAGGCGGTGCGCAAGGCCGACGGCGGCAGCGCCGACGATGACGACAGCGACGCGATCGCGTGGTACCTGCGCACGTCGACAGGCGCCGATGCCGACGCCTTGGAAGGCGCCGCGCTCGACGCCTTGGTTGACGAACTGCTCGACGCGCTGACGTATGAAGGCTGGGCGGTGATCGCCGACGAAGCCGGCGCCGTCGAAGCCGTCTTGAACGCCGTCTTCGAAACCGGCGTGCTCGATAGCCTCGAAATGGTCGCCGCCGCCACCGGCGGCAGCACGTCAGCCGTCTCCGCCGAGACGGTTGCGCACTTCGGCGTGTCGACGGATCAGGTGAACGCGCTTTCTGTAGGTTTTGCGCGCGCTCGCAGCGCCGAAATGGTCGGGATGAAGCGGCTGGCAGACGGCTCGCTCGTCGCCAATCCGAAGGCGCAATACGTCATCACCGACGCGACGCGCGACATGATGCGCGGCACCATCCTAGAGGCGATCGAGGAAGGCGCCAGCGTCGATGAACTCGCCGAAAAGCTGGTGGAGTCCTACGCCTTCTCGGCGACGCGCGCTCGCATGATCGCGCGCACCGAAATCATCCGCGCCAACAATGAGGGCAATATTGCCGGCTACCGCGCGAGCGGCGTCGTCACGCATAAGGAATGGCTGACCGGCGCCGGCTGCTGCGATCTCTGCGAAGGCAATGCGGAGGAAGGCGCCATCCCCTTGGAACAGGCATTCCAGAGCGGCGACTTGGCGCCGCCCGGGCACCCGAACTGCCGCTGCAGCGTGGCGCCTGCCGTCGTCGACGAAAGCGACGTCTAAGGAAAGCCGTTCGCCGGCAGGCAGGATATCCGACACGCCTGCCGACTCCGCGCAGCCTTTGCCGAAGGCGCCGCCGGTACCGGCAGCGGCACGGCATCGCCGGCGCATCGGTCGCCTGTCCACGGCTTGACGGATGCTGTCTCGCGCGGCGCGGTCGGATCTACCGCTGCCGCCGTCAAGGCGACGCGCCGGTTATACCGCGGATGGTATAGCGGGGAAAGCGAGGCGGGATCTGGCGCCGGCGGGCGATCTCCCGCCTCGCACGCCGCGGCTCCACTCTTATCGTCCGGAACAGGCTCTTGGGTGGACTACGCTGCATCCCTTCGGGAATAGGGCGTCTCCGCCGCCGCGGCGCACGCTAAATGTGGCGCGCGCGGCGCGGTGTCAAGGTTTCGGTAAGAAGTTCTCCGGATAGTGCACGGCGATGATGGTGCTGGACGGCATCAGCGTCAGGTACTCGCATAGGGCAAAGACTCGGCGCCGGCTGTCGGATGACGCGCCGGCGCCTTTTTCTTGCAGTCCCAGCGGCTACCGCTCGTGTTCTTAACAGGTTCTCAACCTATTAGTTCCAAAAGACTGTCAAACCCTGCAGCCACAGGGAAAGCGCAGCCCCGGATTTTGCCGTCTCTCTGTCGGCGCCCGGTGGTTGCTTGCTGCGAGCCGGACCCTGGAGGTTTGGCGCGCGGTTGTTCGCAACCCCCTGTCTTTGCGCCGGGCGTGGCTGGCCGGGCGCCGATGGAGAACCCGAACAGATGATGAAAACGTCACACCTTCGCATCGTCAGCCAACTTCTCGCGCAGCGCCGCCACCTGAAAACCGTCTTGGCGCAGCCGGTGCCGTCGACGCAGCCGGTGCCTGTCGGCATGGAACTGCGCGGCATCTTCGGCCGCGACTATGCAATCGAGCGGAAGCGGCATGACGATCTCGTCGACTATGCCGAGAAGGATTTCGCCAAGCGCGGGATCCAGCTGATCGATGCGCGGCTGCAACAGCTTGGCGTCACCTGCGACGACGAGCCGGTCACCGTCTGCGCCATGCAGGCGACGCCGGGCGGCGCCAATCGCGACTATCGCGGGGAGCGCTGAGCATGAAGCTGAAAAACGGCGACGTCATCCCATACGGCTGGCGGCAGGAAGCCGCCAGCCGCCTCGCCAGCCGTCTCGACAAGCTGGCGCGCTACTTCAGCCGCTACGGTCAGCCGCAGAACGTGACGCTGCCGGCGTATGACGAAGACATGGTCTACACCGCGATTTCCGATTGGCTCGGCTGCCTCTGGCAAATGCTGCCGGAGTCGGAATTCGAGCGCGTGCTGAACAGCTTCCAAGGCGCCATCCGCGTCGCGCGGATGCGCCGGCTGCAGCCGGCGGAAGGGGAGAAGGTGAATTGATCCTCGCTGCCTTCTGCATCATGGAGGTGCTCAGCATCTGCAATGCGTGCGGCGTCATCGCCAAGGAAACCAGTCGCGACCGGCTTACGTCGGCTGGCGCCTGCGCGCTGACCAGCTTCGTCGCCTACGCGCTGTGGACGGCGCTGCCATGAACCGGCGAACGGCTATCCATGCCGGCGACTGCGTCGCCGTGATGAAGCGGCTCGCCGGCGACGGCGTCACTGTCGACGCCGTCGTTACCGATCCGCCTTATCATCTGGTGCAGACAAGCCGCGGCGGCAGTCAGCGCGTCGCCGGCACCGGACCTTTCGCGCGACATACGCTCAGCACAAAAGGCTTCATGGGGAAGGAATGGGACGGCGGCGACGTCGCGTTCCGGCCGGAGACATGGAAAGCGGCGCTTGACGTGCTGAAGCCGGGCGGGCGCCTTCTCGCCTTCGCAGCGCCGCGCACCTATCACCGGATGGCTTGCGCCATCGAAGACGCCGGATTCGCCATCGAAGATCAAATGATGTGGATCTTCGGCAGCGGCTTCCCGAAGCACCGCAGCAAGCTGAAGCCGGCGCACGAACCCATTGTCGTGGCGCGCAAGCCGGGACCGCTGCTGCCGCTGAATATCGACGGCTGCCGCGTCGACGCTGAACGGCGTCCGCTGATCGCGCCGAACCGGCGCCTTGAGGGCAACGTGTATCGCCCCGGGCTGCACGGCGCGCGGCAGATAGGGCACACAACCGAAGGCCGCTACCCTGCCAACGTCATGCACGATGGCAGCGCCGAAGTGCTCGACGCCTTCGCGGCATTCGGCGAGCGGCAGTCGCGGCCGGGCCGCACGGAGGTTCGCGGCGCGAGCGTGAATTGCTACGGCGCGGCGACGCGCACGGATGGGCCGGCGCACGATGACACCGGCACCGCCGCGCGGTTCTTCTACTGCCCCAAGGCATCGAAGAAAGAGCGCGCCGGCTCGAAACACCCCACCGTCAAGCCGCTGGCGTTGATGCGCTACCTGTGCCGGCTGGTGACGCCGCCCGGCGGCGTCGTGCTCGATCCCTTCGCCGGCACCGGCACGACAGGCGAGGCGGCGCGGCTTGAAGGCTTCCGCTCCATCCTCATCGAGCGCGACGCGGACTATCTCGCCGATATCCGCACGCGCCTGAAGAGGGCGGCATGACAGCCATCCCCAACTGACAGCCGCTCGCGGCGTCGATTTCCAGAGAGACAACCATGAACCTTTTTTTCGCGCTTACGAAGGTCGACGCCGAACAGCGCCTCGTCTATGGCGTGGCGACGGCGGAAGAACTCGATAAGGCAAACGAGATCTGCGACTACGAAACGACCAAGCCGTATTACGAGGCGTGGTCGAGCGAGATTGAGAAGGCTTCCGGCGGCAAGTCGCTCGGCAACGTGCGCGAGATGCACGGCAAGAGCGCCGCCGGCAAGCTGACGCAGGTGGTGTTCAATGACGACGCCAAGCAAATCGAGGTCTGCGCCAAAGTCGTCGACGACGCGGCGTGGACGAAGGTTCAGGAAGGCGTCTACACCGGGTTTTCCCAAGGCGGCAAATACGTCAAGCGCTGGAAAGACGAAAACGGGCAGGTGCGCTACACGGCGCAGCCGGCCGAACTGTCGCTCGTCGACAATCCGTGCGTGAAGTCGGCGACCTTCTCCATGGTGAAGGCTGACGGCGTCGTTGAGGAAGTTGCGTTCAAGAACGT